AATAGTGCTTTCTAAGTATAATCTGGTATTTCATATATCTCCCATTTATTTTCTGTTAGGTTGTAAATACCTCGTGGGAAGTATTTCATTTGAGGGCATTTGTTATGTTCAAAAGCCCACTCTAAGCCAAAATGCTCAACCATTAATTCTCTTGGATTTTCGGCTGTTATCTTAATCACACAATCACGGTCTAATGTTTGCCCATTAAGACGATATATGTGTGATTGTCCTAATGTAAAATAACTTGTTATCATGCTTATAGGTTTTTAAAATCTACTTGTTTAGGGCTTTCTGAAGGAGCAGGAGCCACTGGCTGTTCTTGACTTGCTACTTCGGTAGGCTCGCTTTGCTCAATGATAACAGCATCTTGTACATACCTACCTGTTTGTGGATTATCTATATAACGCCCCTCGCTATCTGCTTGGTCTCTCTCTATAGCATTTTGCATTTCCACGGATAACACCCCGTAGCGATTAAGTAGGAGCTTGAGGACTGTTTTCTTTGCCATGGCATCAAATTCATTTTTCCACACCCCTTTAAATTCTTTGGTGTTTTTGTCAATTCCACTTTGTGAGTACTTGCTTACATGCTCTTTAACCTGCTCAAGGCTCATATATAGTGATTGTTGAAAGCCATTTTGTAGCTCGATATAAGCCAAATAACCTATGATTTTACCTTCAGGATTTTCACCCAAAAATTCAGTGTGTCCAGTAAACTTGTTACGCTTAATCTCGCCTTCTCGCACCTCGCAGGTGTTAATGGTTCTGTATTGACCGCTTCGGATAGCCAACTGAATAAAACCCTTATATCCCATTTGGAATTGTGGGTGTACTTCTTGGGTCTTCCAATCCTTGTAAGCGATAACATACGCATACCCTAAGTTCTTGTTAAGTGGGAGGTTAAGAGCTGTGGCATTCATGGCACACTTCATTAGTTCTGAATTATCGCATTGTAACAGCTCTTTATTGCTATCTGAAAGGGCTAAGAGGTTAGATACAAATTCTGATTTTCTTGAACCTAATGTCTTTGTTAGGAAATCGGCTGTGGCTTTTTGATTAAGGAAATTACCTAATGTTAGGCCCTTTTCTGTGGTGGTTACTGCTGTACTCATTATTCTATGATTTTAATGTTATTACTAAGGATATATGCTTTCAAGGCTTTGAGTTGATCCATGGTACCTTTTACGGTGAAACTGGTTACTATCAAGTCGGGTGTTTCTTCTTGAGCAGCTGGCACCACTTCATTTTTCACTATTCGTTCTTCACTTTTCACCTCTTCAGGTGCTTGCAAAGGAGCCACTTCTTTTGCCCTTGCCTCGGCTGCTAACCTTGCTTGCTCGGCTCGTGCTTTTTGCGCCTCGATACGTGCTAATTCAGCTTCTCGTTGCTGTTTGCGATACTTTGCATTGTTAATAGACCTCATTACATCAAGGGTTTGCTTGTAGTCTGTGAGGATCTCCGCCTTATATTCGTCTGGGTCTGTTAGGCTTTCAATAAATTCAAGGCTCTTAACCACGTTGTCAATATAGGTATTTACAATGTCCTTCAAGCTCTTGTCTGAATCGCTCAAACCTATCTTTAAACCAAGCCTTTCAAAAGGAAGGAAGTCAATATTATTCGCTTGGCAGAGTTCTGTAAAATAAGCCCTGATACGTGCTTCTTTGTCTGCTTTTAGCTTTCTGTCAAACTCATCAATTTTCGTTTTTAGAATGCTATCGGCTTTCTCATACTTTTCTTTGATAAAGGAGTTGTATGCTTTTTCAAAGGCCATATAAGGCGTTGTTATTTGCTCTTTGATACGCTTTCTCTGCTCTTCAAAGTCTTTCAACTCTTTATTAAGCATTGCCCTGGTATCCTTAACAGCCTTCTTGGTGTCCTCTGTTACGAGTTGCTTATCCAAGTCAAGCGCTGCGATACGCTTGTCAATCTCTTGCCCCACGCTCTCTAATCGTTCATAGACGATCACGGGGAGTTGTTGTACTGTGATTAAATTCTCATTCATTTTCTTTATTTTTTAAGTTATTACTTTTTGCTTAACTTTTTGTATAACCACCCCAATAGTTGAAGATAGTTTGTTTCGTACTCTCTTTTACTATCGAATTTGTGCCCATCGGTGCTTGTAGTGTAATGTACGATTATGCTTGTTAATGTTTTTTCTACATTGTCGATTTGTAGAATGCTTTCAAATTCATTAAACTCTGTATTGTTGTAAAGAAATTCAGTAAGAAATTCTTCAGCTAAATAAAAATCAATATTGTTCATTTTGATATAATTTTATTTGTTATTATTCTTCGTATTGGCTTAGTCTCTCACGAAATTCATAAGCTATATTTTGCCTTGCTACATCTATATGCTTGATGTAGTCGTTAATAGGTACTTCACGGGTTACTTTTAAATCTTTAAGAGGAAAGGCTAAAAACCCTATCACCCTATCGCTGTCAGCCCCAAAGCCCCATATATGGTGCTCGTCTATTCTGTCAATTTGCAAAAGCCAATCGCCTATCTCATAGCATTTGCCCTTTTCTACGGATGTTTTCATAATTACCATGTATAAGATGTTGCATAATCGGGATATAAGCCTTCAGTATCTTTAAACTGAAACTCTTCATTAGCTCGATTGGTGAGTACTGTTGTTAATATATTTTCTTGCATTTCAGTAACCCGAACCTCTTGGAAGTTGATGTATATATGCTGTATCTCCACACTGTGGGAGCTTTCATTATTGCTACCCTCGCAACGGGTGGTCACATCGTAATAGATGGTACAATGCCAATCATCAGGGTAATCGTCTTCTGTGATAAACTCACAACTGAAAGACCTGGGATTATCTTCTTGCAAGTCCAATAAGTCGCTGTAATAAAAACATTGCTTGCGTTCTTCGTTGAGCACACGCTCAAACTCGGTATTTGTCATTGTTCTCATCGTAGTACATATTTAAGTTGATTTTCAGTAAGGAGCTTGTGAAAATGGTCTTTCCATTCTTGAGGTATCAAGCAGTCATTATATTGCTCTTTCTGCTCGTAGTTTAGCTCACTGTAACGGCGCTTTTTGTAGCACAAGTAGCCATTAATTACTCGTAGTTCTGTATCTTGCACTTTTTTTGCTTTTCGCTTGCAAGAGAAAATAATTTGTAGTATCTTTGCCATCGTTAAAAATTTTGTTTGTTATACACACGCCTCGCACTATTGCGGGGCTTTTTTTGTTAGCTGTTTTGCCTTGCTTTTTCAAATTCAGCGTAAAATTGTGTTGCATACTCTGATATATCAACGGGTTCTTTCAGTTTGATTGAAGACTTGCCCCCTTCCACAAGGGCAAGTTCTTCGTTAAGGCTAATAATCTCGCTTGCCAAATCTCTAACAGCACCCTCTAAGGATAACTTGAGCAATGTTACTCGCTCTAATTTTCTTTTGAGGTGTCTTTTCAGCTCGGTATTATTCATGATTTATTCGTTTTTTACATCTTCTGTTGAGTAGCCATAACTCTCATACAAAGGCATTAGTCTTACATTGAGTAATGTATCACTTCTACGTCTTGCAGAATTTTGTATAGCTATCTGTGTCTTATCCATTTCAAGGGCTATTTGAAGGCTTAACTTATTATTAGATAGTATCTCTTCTGCGATAGTCTCAGAGAGCTTGCCCGTAACTTTATGCCTTTTTTTTACTTTATTCATTTTATTCATTGTTGTTTGCATTTTTATTATTATCTTTGTATCGTAAAAATGTAGAACATTTGTTGTTACATTTTGACAGTGCAAAGATACGACTATTTGTCGTATAAACAAATTTTTATACGAAAAAATGTCGTATCAAAAGTGTTAAAGTTTATAAGTGGTTGATTTTTAAATAATTGTAAAATGGTGTTGTCTAAATATATTTGGGATTTATACAAAGAAAGTAAGCAAGGGAAAGAAACTATTGATTTTTTTGAATATCATAATGTTTTCTGGAATGATGTAAAGGTTATCAATAAGTACAATCCTATCTATGGAAAATGGATAGAAAAAAGGGATTATGAAAGCATAATGCAACAAATAGGCGACAGTTCACTGGATAGAAATCCTAATAACTTTGATTTTAAAACATTTGCAGAAGTAAAAAAGGAGTTTGAAACTTGTTTGGATGAAGGGATTTATTTTATATTTGATAATGATGAAAAAGGCTATGTTATAGATCCAAAAGACTACCAGATTTTTCTAAATCTACACATAGTAATATCTTTCTATTTTTACGCAATAGCTTATGAGTATACATTCCCATACCTATTTACATACCGATTTTTTGACTTAAACAAAATTGCAGATACCTTTAACATAGAACTTCCAAAGCTACCTAAGAAAAGCGACTATCGTGCTCGTTGTATGTATTACATTGAGCTTTGTGAGGTGTTTTACAAGTTTAGAATAGAAAACAATCTTACCCCTAATGAATTATGCGCTTTCTTGTACGATTTTGCCCCTAACTATGTAAACAAGGAAAAAACGGAAATATTTAAGCCAACTCAAGCATGGTTTATAGGAGGGTTAATCTCAGAGGAAGAACGATTGGAAGAAGTAAAATTTTGGCAAGCAAATCCTGAAACTAAAAAAGGAGATATTTTAGTACATTATGAAACTTCCCCTATTAGTGCAATTACTCATATATGGAGGGCGCAAACAGACGGAGTTGTTGATCCTTTTTTCTATTATTACGCCAATTCTTATATAGGAAATGGAATTGAAATACCACACATAACACTGAAAGAATTAGAATCTGATGAATATTTTTCAAAACACCCACTAATACGCAAAAAATTTCAAGGAGTAAACGGATGGGCTATATCTAATGATGATTATTTGCGTTTATTACTCCTAATAAGAAGTAAAGGATTTGACACATCTATATTACCAACCTTACAAGCTCCTGAACCATATAAGGGAGTTGAATTGCATAATGAGAGAGATGTAGAAGTAAAATTATTAGAATATTATCTGAACCAAATAGGATATTCTGAAAACAAAGATTTTATAAGGCAATTACCAATAAAGGCAGGTAGAGGTAATAGGATATATCCTGATTACGCCTTGCATTATGACAATAAAAAAGGATACGAGAAAGCAAAAATACTTATTGAGGCTAAATATCATTTAAAAAATAATAAGGAAATAGAAGACGCATTTAAACAAGCTCGCTCCTATGCTAACTTATTAGAAAGTGAAAAAATTATCCTTTGTGATAAATATGGTCTTATTGTTTATCCAAAGAAAGGTTCTTTTGATAGATATAATTATGAAAAAATATATTGGAATGATTTG